GCGCCTATCCAGTAAATTGGATCGACAGCCGTGTTAAATTCGTCTTCAAAAACGAATAAATAAAAGGGGTCTACTAACGTTGTTACTTCTGACAGCGTCAAAGCAAACGTATTAACTTGTCCTTTTTCAATGTAAATCATAACTATATTAAAAGTTAAAAAGCAAATGTTCATAAAACAACAAACCCCACCAGATTAGGTAGGGTTGTTATAAGTGTTACGTTTCTAGAATGTAACTAAAACCAATTAAGCTGTAAGACCAGCAATAATAGTAGGGTCTACTTCGTAAGCTAAACTTTCGTTTTCAGCTGTAAGAACTAAAGAGTATTTAGATCCGTCTGCTCTAGCAGTTCCCGAACCTTCGCCGTATGCTGTAACTTGCAAGAACGGGAAATACCAATACTTACCGTTAGCGTCACCTACGACAGCGTTTAGGTATTGTTGTCCAGCGCCTAAGATTTTAATAGCTTTCGACTTCTCTTGGTCGCGTCTGTGGAACATTAAGTTAATTGTTTGAGTAACATAAGACGACCCGTTCACTAAATCGATTGCGCCTTCTTCTGTAAAGTTACCAGTATTACGTTTGAACTCCAAAGCCACGTAAGGCGTTGCGTGTGTAATAGCGGTTACTTCCCAGTTAGTACCAGTTTCGCTAGTAGTAATTGCAGTAATTTCGTCTTGTTGGTTAATTAATAGCGTATATATACCCCCGCTGTTAGGGTCGCATCCTTTAAGGATTTCTTGTAAAGTAGCACAAGCCATGATAAAATATATTTTAAAGTTAAAAAAAAGGGGCGGGCGCATTACCCACCCCCGTTATTTTAGTTGTTTATTGACTAGTCGAAACAAACGTTGTATACAACAATCTGGCTAGGGTTCGTATATGCGAAACCAGCTTTTAAGTTAGCACGTGTACGAATGTAAGGTTCTGCTACTGAGTCTGCAAGGTTAACCGCTTTCAATGCTTTAGCGTCACCTTCTGCGTCGAATGCGTAGATAAGGTCTGTTTTCAAAGCTAATACCATAGTTGAAGCTGGCATACCTTCTGCAAGAACGATTTTAATTCCTAAGAACGTAGGCGCTAAAGGTGCAGTAACATAAGTCAAAGTGTTACCAGAAGCCGCAGCGATTTGGTAGTTTACGAATACGTCAGAAGAAACGAACAAACGAAGGTCAGCACGTTTAGATTGAACCGCAGCTGGTGACGCTTGAAGTACAGCAGTCATTTGCGCTAATACGTTAGAGCTTGTAATTGCAGCAGAATATAAACCTACTACGTCTGCGTCTGCACACAATTGTTTTAAATAGCCATCACACAAAGAAAGAACTGGGTCTAAACTTTCTGTGTCACCTTGCCAACGGATTAACTCTAAATCGTTACCGATACGTCCAGCCATTTCGTTCCAGTAGTAAGACATGAAAGAAGCTACGCTAAAGTCGCCGTTAGAACCTTGAGCCATTTGCAAAGCCAAGAAAGATTGTTCCAGCTCAAATTGACAGATCTGGCTCATAGCGCTTAAGGCACACACCGAAATCGTGATAGCGTCTAGGTTGTCTGTAGGTGCTGCAAAGTTACACGTAGAAGGCGCTAAAAGGTTGCCAAATGTTACGTTTGCAAGTTTTGTAGCACTTTTAATCGAAGGCAAAGTTCTGTAGTTGTCTGCGATGTCTTCTGTTAAATACGCTTTCCCGTAAAACTCGTCTGGGTTTGGACACAATAACGCGTTAGTATCTACGTCAAGGTCAAATTTTAAATTTCTAATCATTGTTATTTGTTTTTATTTGTTTTTAAATTGTTACTTATTGAATGCGCGAAACGCTTTGAATTTGTCGAAAGCGGACATCTTAACGTCTTTAGCCATTTCCATGTCTTCTGCTTCTTCTTCTTTTACTAGAAGTTCTTCCATTTGGTTTTTCAAGTCTGCAATCATTGCAATAACCGCGTTAACGTTTTCTTCGATAACTGGTTTAACGATAGCTAAAATAGCTTCTGTGTCCATTGCTGGATCAATAGCCATTTCTTCTTTGACTTCTTCTTTTACTTCTTCTTTCTTTTCTTCTACGACTTCTTCGCAAGCTACTTCTTCTTTAACTACTTCTTCTTCTGTAGTTTTTTCGTCAGCCATTTCGACTTCTTCTTTTTCTACTTCTTTAATTTCGATTACTTCGCCATCTTTGACAACGTAGATTTTGTCTTCGATGCGGTGTTCTCCGTCTGGTAATTTCATTGTATATTTGTTTAAGTGTTTGCTTAATTTCATTCCTAGAAAACCTTCAATAGAGAATCCTAGTTTTTCGTTTTTTACTAGTTCGTTATAGTAGTCCGTATCGGTTACTTGTGCCGTTAGCATTAACGTTCCTTTAGGTACTTCGATTCCGTAGGTTGTATATGCTTTGTCTTGTTTCGGATTTTCTACTATCCAGCTTTCAAGAATATACGCTGGGACTTCTTGACTTGGATCATGCTCTAGGTTAAAGACATTCTTATTCGAAAGGTCTTTCATGAACTTAACGTAGATTTGTTCGATTGTGTTTTCGTCAAATTGTACGTAATAGTCGCCAGCTTCGTCGTCGCGTCTGTAGATTTCCATAGGAATCATTGCGGGCGCTGTTACTCTATATTTAAGTTCGTCTGAGAAAAAACGTTTTGTAGCATTTGAGAAAGCTAGCCCTTTAACCTTTATGGCGGGCGCATCTGTGAAAGCTATTTGTTCTATTCCTAATTCTTCGCCGTCTGAATATTCGGGGTCAATTGTAATTTTGTAAATAGGTAGGTCTTTCAACATAACCATATTAAAAAAAATGTATATTTGTTCAAAATTTATATCATGGTAGAAATATTAGGAAAAGAAATTTCGAACGAAATGAATGAAATGACTATTCAGCAGTTCGAAGAAATTACAGAAATTCACGCTAACGACAAGCTAGACGTAATTGAAAAACATTTAGAGGTCTTTAAATTTATGGGTGTCCCAGAAGAAATAGAAGACGTGGACTTTGAGGTTTTTAAAGAGTATATTAGTAAATTCAATACGGCAAAAGTTCCCAGTTCAGAACTATTAAAGCGTTTCGAAATTGACGGCTTTACATACCAAGCGTACGACGAAGACTTTAAACTAACTGCAAAGGACACGAAGACAATTGAAAAGATTTTAGCTAATAAACACAAAGGCTACATTTCAGAAGTTCTAGCGGTCTTGTTTAAACGAACGGACTTAACTAAAACCGAACACTATACAGACGCGCACATTAAACAGAAAGCTAAATTGATTAGAGAATTAAAAGCCGAAGTTGCCGTACCTTACTTAGTGGCTGTAGCTAGTGCAATTAATAACCACGTAGAAAAAGCAAATGAAGCTGCCAACGGGTTGGAACAAAATTAAGCTATACCAGTTTAAAGAACTGCGACAAATTGACAAGACGGCGGGCTATTTTTCTTTCCAGTTAGATAGCCTTGCTGTTTTATTAGACGTACCTAGCGAAGACTTAGAAGACCTAAGCATAGATGAAATAACTTCGATGTTTGAATCTATTAAATGGTATCAATCAGAACCAAAAAAGAACTATAAACACGAACTAATTTTAGAAGAACAAACGTATATACTACAGCCGTTTAAAAAACTTACGTTGTTTGAGTTTATAGACCTTGAATACTTTCTAACTAACGACTATATAAACCACATTTCGCATATAGCTAGCGTATTTTATAGACGCGTAGACGCGGACAAGTGGCAAAATGTAGAGTTTGAGCCGTATATATTTAGTCCGTTTGATCGTTACGAACTATTCGACGACCTAAATGTAACAGATGTTTACGGCATTTTAACGGATTACATGAAGTACCGCGAAGACTTTATGAATAAATACGAAAATTTGTTCAATGAAACAGACGACGAAGACGACGAAGAACAGCTAGACGTTAAAGATTTTGATTCAATCGAAGACTATAAAGCTAGTTTAGAACAAAAAGAACAAGGTAAGCGTTCTAAAAAGTGGGGCTGGGAGGCTTTATTGTTTGACCTTTGCGAAGGTGACCTAACCAAAATAGAAGAAATAGGCAAACTGCCTTTAATATTTGTCTTTAATATGTTATCAATGCGTAAAGAAATGGGTTATTTAGAAACCCCGAAATTTTAAATCCCAGTTGAACTCGCCGCCTATCGGTTCGAACGTATAAATAATACTATTCTTTTGTCCTAAGATATTAGCAACTTGTAAGATAGGGTATCTTTGCGCCATCCATTCAGTGTACTGCTGAAATATTTCTTGTGTCGTTCCGTTATTTTGTAGGGCTTCTGTTAACTTAGCGCATAAATCAAACGCCGCCATTTTTTCGGTTCCATTGTTTAGGTAACCAAAATAATACATAGCTAAAATCTGTATTTCCAATTCACCTAGTGCGGGAATCTGCGCATTAATTCTAACGGAATCGTAAAGCGCGCCCGTGTCAATTAACGTTTCATCTGCAATAATACGGCGCAAAGTCTGCGCTATTTTATTACGCGTCTTATATTTTATATTGAAAACCCCGTTGTTAGCGTACGCCATTACTCGCCTTTTAATGCTTTCAGTTCATTGTACATAGCTAGCAGTTCAGCTTCTTTTTGTGCAATAAGTTCTTCTTGAGTTGGTTCGTCAACTTCTATAAAACGAACTTCTACTAGTCCGTTTTCGTCGTATATTTCTTCTCTAATTTGTGCCATAATAAATTAACTTAAACTAATAAAAATTGCTGGTGCAGCTGTATTATAATAAGTATATAAAACGTAAGGATCTGGAGGGGATCCCATAGTAAGACCAGCCGTATAATATCCA